GTGACGGACGCGCAGGGCTTCGTCGAATCGCTCTCATCGGTCATCACCTCCGCCGGGAGCGTGACGGACGCGCGGCTGGTGGTCGAGGAGGTCTCCGGCACGGCCTCGTCGATGTCGAGCATCGCGGACGTACAGGGCTATACCGATACGGTCTCCACGACGGCGGGATCGGCGGGATCGGTCAGCGACCTGGCCCGGTTCGTGGAAAGCCTCGGCACCACGATCGTCTCCCTCTCCGATGTGACGGATGTCGTGTCCGGAGTCGGGGAGATCGTGACGAGCGTCGCCTCCAGCACATCGTCCGCGTGCGATATCGCGTCGATGCTCGACAGGGTCGCATCGACGGCAACCGGGATATCCGGGGTGTCCGACCGGCAGCTTTTCGTGGACAACGTCCTCATCGTGGCCAAAAGCACGTCGAGCATCGCTGCCGTCCAGGCGTACATCGAGAGCGTCCATGCGGCCGCGTCGTCGTCATCGTCGCTCACCGAGGTGCTGGGCAGCTCCTTTAAGGGGCGCTACATCCACGGCTGCGAGGTGCCAGCGCGCGCGTTCACCGCGACCGTCGCGGCGAGGATCTTTACAACGGAGGTGCCGGGACGATGACCCTCTTCACCAAGCGCCCGCATGAGGAGATATTCCGCTACCACGAGTTCCGCCGGTCCGACGGGCGGGGATGGCTCAACGACGAGGAGGCGCTCGCCGAGTGCACGGTGACCGCGGCGGAGAAGAAGACCGGCACGGATGTAACGTCCGCGATGATCTCGCTCGCCGCCGTCTATAACGACACCGCGGTGCGCTACCTGGTCGCGGGAGGGGCGAGCGGGACGTCCTACGTCATCACGATCCGGGCGGTAACATCGAACGCCCAGAAGTTCGATGACAGGGTGGAGTGCATGGTCCTATGAGCGCGTACAACGATCTACTCAACGCCGTACTCGGCATCGTCAAGGACGATTCGGAGAAACTTACCCCCGCGGACTACGGTACGAGGATCGCCGATGCGATCTCCCGGTACTCGAAGCACCGCCCGGACGTCGCGGCGGTGGACACAACCGGCAACGGGACCCACGACTACGACCTGCCCGCCGGATGGAGCGACGGGTTCTCGGTCATCCGGTCCGTGGAGTACCCGATAGGGGACGTCCCCGCGACCCTGCTCGACGAGGACGATTACGGCATCTACCGTTCGCCTGGCGGGGAACGGATCCGTCTCGCCGTCATCTCCCCCGGGGCGACGGCCGCCTTCCGGGTTACCTTCACCATACCCCGCACCGCGGAGACGGTCCCGGATATCGACAGCCACGCCGTCTGCAGCCTGGCCGCGGCCCTGTGTCTGGAGGACCTCGCCAACATCTTCGCCCAAACCTCCGACCCGACGATCGCGGCGGACGTGGTCAACTACCGCACGAAATCCGCCGAGTTCGCCTCCCGGGCAAAGCGGCTCATGGCCCTCTACAAGGAGCACATGGGGATCAAGGCGGACGATACGACGCCCGCCGCATCCGCCGTGGCCGACCTCGATGTCAACTACCCCGGCGGCGCCGACAGGCTCACGCACCCCCGGTGGGCCAGGGAGCGCAGATAATGGAGCTGAGGGCCGTCATCACCGCCCGCGGGGCGATCTTCGACGGGAGGGCGTCATCGATCGTCCGCAGGGAGCTCGATGCCGCCATGGAAGAGGCGGTCATGTTCGGCGAGCGGTTTGTCAAGGAGCGCACCCCGCAGGGGGTCTACGGTGCCCAGGGAGGCCTCCTCTCGACGATCGCGGGCGAGGTGGTGGAGAAAGGGACCCCGGCGATAAAAGGGGTCATCGGCACGAACAGCCCGTATGGCGAGGTGGTGGAGAAAGGCCGCACGCCGGGCAAGGCCATGCCGCCCAAAGGGTCCCTGCAGCGGTGGATCGAGGTGAAGATGGGCCTCGGCGAGGAGGAGGCGGCCCGCATCGAGTTCGCGGTGCGCCGCAAACTCGGGAAGAAGGGTTTCGAGGGGGCGCACATGCTCGAGAGTCTCTTCGACGACGGTTGGCCCGATATTCAACGTATCTTCGAGGGCCGCGGCTTCGCGATCACGAAGCAGCTGGCCGAAGGAAGCGAGAAGAAGCTATGAGCGATGCCTCCCTTCGCGCGGAAATCAAGACGATCCTCGATACGGTGCCCGGCGCGGGCAAGGTCTACGACTACGAAAGATGGATAATCGATCCGTCGAAGTTCCTCGCTCTTTTCCGGAACGCGGACAAGAAGATATACGGGTGGGACATCTCCCGGGCGGCCGTGCCGACGGTGGTAAGGGTCACGAAGAAGATCGAGATCACCCATACCTATCGTCTCAAAGGGTACTACGTCCTGGAGGACTCGGCGGCGACGGAGAAGAGCTTCAACGCCATCGTCGACGCGATCCTGCTCGCCTTTGTCGATACGAAGATCCCCGGCTCCCAGGGACACGCCCTGCCTGTGGTCCCGGTGCTGGGCGCGCGGTTCTTCGGGGCCGTCCTCTGCCATTACGCGGAGATCGTCCTTAAGGTCTCGGAGATCGTCACCGCGACGTCCGAGGAGGCCGGCGATCTGCTCAGGATCGGCCTGAACTACTATCTGCCGGGTGATGAGACGGTGGATGCGACGGATATAGTGGAGCTGGCCGAATAAGGCCGGACAATAAGGAGGAGCCATGAAGGTACAAGCGGCGCAAGGGCTGCAATGCCCGATGGAGGGCAACCCCCGGAAATACATCACCGACCGGGAAGCCGTGGAGGTGCCGGAGACGGCGTACTACCGGCGGCTGATGGCCGACGGGTCGCTGGTCGCGGCCCGGACAACAAAACAGGAGCCGTCGCGCAAATCCGCGAAATCGGCCACGGAAGGAGGGTTAACCGATGAGTAGCATTACGTTCGACCAGATCCCGGACAGCATCCGCAAGCCGGGCATATACTCAGAGTTCGACACGAAGAGCGCGCAGCGCTCCATCCCGCAGAACAAGCAGAAGGTGTTGATCATCGCGCAGATGACCTCGTCGGGCCTCGCGAGTGCCCTCACCCCCGAGCAGATCTACTCGGACAGCCAGGCGGCGTCGCGCTTCGGCGACGGCTCGATCGCGCACCTCATGGCCGTGGCCGCCCTGAAGACGAACAAGTACATCGACCTGACCGTGATCGCCCAGGAGGATGCGGCCGCGGGGATGGCGGCAACGGGCACGATCACCATCACGGGACCGGCAACGGCCGCGGGGGTAGTGACCCTCTATATCGGCACAAAGAAGATATCGGTCGCCGTCGCCTCGGGAGATGCGGCCACCGCCATCGCCTCGGCCCTCAAGGCAGCGATCGACGACACCGCGGGCCTGCCGGTCACCGCCTCGGTCACCGATGCGGTGATCACCTTGACCGCGAAGAACAAAGGGACCTGCGGCAACGAGATCCCCTTAGGGTACACGCTCACGAACGTCACCGGGGTCACGGTGGCCATCGTCGCCATGGCGACCGGCGCGACCGATCCGGACATCGACGCCGCCCTCGCGGTGGTGTACGGCACGCGCTACCACATCATCTGCACCTCGTACAACGACGCGACCTCGCTGGCCGCACTCGGCACCCACCTGGACAGCGTGAGCGACGCGGTCGAGAAGCGCGGCGCCATCGGGGTCTATGCGCTCACGGGCGCCCTTGCCTCGGCGACGACGCTCGCCGGGACGATCAACAGCGGCCGGATCATGGGGGCGTACCTGCGGCAGACCACGGCCACGGCCCGCAAAGCCGCGTCCTACCAACTGGCCGCCGCCGTCGCCGCGATGCGGGCCTACGAGGAGGACCCGGGGCTGTCGATCAAGGGCCTCGCCCTCACGGGGATCCCGGCGCCCAATATCGCCGACCGGCTCTCCCGCACCGAGCAGGAGACCTGCCTGTACGGGGGCGTTGCCCCCTGCGAGGTGATCCCCGGCGAGAAGGTGACGGTGGTGCGCGACATCTCCACCTACACGGTGAACGAGAGCGGGATCAGCGACACGACGCTCCTCGACATCACGACGATCATGGCCCTCGACTACGTCAGGCAGGCCATGCTGGAGAGCGACGCCACGCGGTTCGCCCGGGTGAAGAAAAGCACCAGGGTCAAGAACAGCATCAACTCGAACCACATCGCGGTCGCGAAGGTGCTGGAGACGGCGGAGATCGTGCAGAACGTCGACGATCACAAGGACGAGTTTTACTGGGAGGATGACGCGAAGGACGTGACGCGGGTGAATTTTGCCATCCCCGCCTCCATCATCCCGAACCTCCACATCCTCGCCCAGAAGATCACATTGATTCTGGAATAAGAAGGAGGGCCAAATGGCAGATGAATACGTATCGCAGGTAACTCTTGAGGTAAACGGAGAGGAAATCACCGATTTCGACAAGGTCAAGGAGCCGGAGCGCGCCCTTCGGGAGCCCATCCAGCTCATGGGAAAGACGGGGTTCGTGACGGTCACCCCGCAGTACATCAATGGCACCATCAGCTACGTCATTCCCAGGGGAGTGACCGAATTCGACTTCGATTCCGTCGAGGACGGCACGCTCACCATCGACAAGGGAGACGGCGCCCGGGTCACCTATACCGGGGTCTTCGTGGCCAAGATCGAAGAGCCGGAATTCGACGAGACCGGCAAGAAGGCGACGCGGAAGATCACCTGGGCCGCCACGGGGAGGACCGAGGAATGATCACCGAACAGGGCACGTTGCCGATTGGTATCGAGTATAAGGGGAAGGTACACAAAGAGTTCACGATAAGGCCCCAGTTTGTCCGGGACTCGGTGGACGCGGTAGAGGATGAGCGGGCGCAGAAGAACGACAGCTACCTCGGCCTGATCGTGCTGTCAAAGCAGATCGAGAAGCTCGGGGACATCCCGAAGGAATCCATTACCCCCGATTTGCTGATGGACATGTATGACTGCGATCTCGCGGAGATGCATGCCGCTTTAGGGAGGCTGACGAAACGTCTCCTGTCGTTTCGAAAAAAAGGCAAGAGATCTGAGGACAGCGGTTCTCGCGATGGTAAAGCTGGGGTTTCCGTACGACGTGGTGATGACCATGCCCGAGGCGGAGATGGACGGCTACCTGGAGATATTTGCCAAGCTGTCGGGCATCAAGGAAAAGGAACCTGAGCGGAAGACCTGGATCGTGAGAAGAGACGGCAAAAAAGGAAGGACCAGGCGATGATACCGGCGAGGGCAGGCATGAAAACCCACCGCGTTTCGCCGAGCCCGGCGGCGGCCAGGCCGAAATACCCGGCCATATATGCGGCGAAGGCGGAGAGCAACCCTCCGGCGGCAAAGAGGAGAGCGACGGCGAGATGATACCACCGCATCCTGACAAGGAGCACAAGAAAGGCGCAACCGGCGGCAATGCCGACATAAGGGGTGACCATGTCTAACGTCATGAGCCTCGCCATCCAGTTTACCGCCATCGACATGCTCAGCTCCGTGGTCGAACGTGCCAGGCGGTCTGTATTGAGATTAGGCCCCGCCGCGGGGAAAGTCAAGAAAGACTTCGACACGATGAGCGCGGGGATCACGAACGGGCTGAAGGCCATAGCCATAAGCTCGTATGCCCTGCATAAGGCCCTGCCGGGGATCAAGGTGGCGGGGGACCTGCAGGAGTCCCT